AGAACGGACTGCCTGCGGACGGCATCATGGGCGATGCGGTCATTGGCGCTGCCGACATCGCGCCGGGCTTATAGGCATCAGCCGAGACGTCATAAGCGGGCGCAGGCGCGGGCGCACCCGTCGGCATCGCCAGCGGGTTCTTTCTTGCGGTGTAAGCAACCATAATCAGCCCCAACCCTGTCCGGGATAAGCAGCGCGCGACGGATCAACATAGCCGGGCTGGCCGTAGGTCGGCGTCCCCGGTTTCTTGAAGAAGTCACCCAGCGATCCAGCCGCCGCCGAGAGGCCCTGTCCGTAACCCTGATATGCGGAGGTCAGCGCATTGGCTCGAGCATTGCCCGCCTGCATCATGGCGTTCCCGGCATTCGCGCCGTAGTTGCCGGCCGCAGTGCTTGCGAGTTGCGAATTCGTCTGGCCCATGCCCGCGAGGTTGGCGAGTTGGTTCGTGTAGTCGCCAAACGCGCCGAAGGTGTTCCCGGCTAAGGTTTTCGCATAACGGCCTTCTGCGGCGCCGCTGATCGACTTGCCGGCCGCGCCGAGGTTGCCCTTGATCTGGTCAAATTGTTGGTCGTTGATGGTCGTTGAAAGCTTCGCATACGGCGAGGCGTAGAAGTCTGCGAGCGGGTTGGACGCGCCGCCTATTGCCCCGCCCTGCATCTGCTGCGCGCCGCCCGCGCCCTGCATGGGCTGGCTAGTCGGAAGCTGACGGCCTTCCTGCTGCCCAAAGTTGGCGTAGTGATAGGACGCGAAGTCATTCGCGTTTGGGTACATCTCGCGCAGCTTGGCATTGGACTTCCAGTAATCCATCACATCCGGGTTGGACGCGAGATAGCCCGACCACTGATCGGACTGGCCGTTGACCGCGCCGCCGCCACCGCCACCATAGGCCGCCTGATAGTCCTGCGGTGCAATTCCGAACAGCGCCGCGAGCTTGTTAGATGCAGCCCCGCCCGTCATGTATCCGGGCGAGGCAAGCCCGCGCTGGTCCATGTAGATGTTCTTTTGCAGCGCAGTCGTCTGGTTCGCTGCCTGCTGCTGCGCCTTGGCTGCGGCTTGACCGCCAGCGCCTGACAGCGCGCCGCCAGCAAGGCTGGCGACTGCGCCGATCACTAAATCCCACACAGCGCAGCTCCTTCAGATTGGTTTTGAGTGAGCCACGCCCACGTTTTGCCTGCTTGGATGCGGGTCACGTTCTCCCGCGAACATGCGAACTCGGCTGCGATCACGCCGTCAGGTCGCTGATCTCGGTAAATTGCCAATACCTGCTCGTTGGACAACCGGGACTTCCACTGTCGTGATCCACGATTGTGCGTCCCGTGGGCGATCTTGTTTGCGTGATTACCTTTGCAGGACTTCCACTCAAGGTGACGCGGGTTCACGCAGCCTTCATGGCCGTTGCCGCAAGTGTGCGCCGCCTGCGCATCTGGAAACGGCGGCTCGCCATGCGCAAGTATCGCCATCACGCGGTGAGCGGATGTGTAGTTGCGTTCAACTTGAAGATTGCCATACCCTTTTTTCGCACGCGCAAAGGGCCACGTCAGGCAATCACTACCTGCGTGACTGACATGCTCCCTCAGCCACGCCATTGGCGCGCCGTGCTTCGACTTAAAAGCCATTGATTATGCCGTCCTGATTTCAAAAAGTTACGGCGCGACGCCTTCAGCGTAGATCGCGACACCGATTGATATGCTTGCCGTCGCCGCGAGGCTGTCGGTAACCGTACAGGTTGCGATGTCCTCCGTGGTCGTGCCGATGGACACGAACCCGGTGAAGCTGGTCGTTGCAGATGCTGACGCGCCGATTGTGAAGTTCGCCAAGTCCAGAACCCACGCATAAGTGTAAGGCCCCGTCCCGCCTGTCGGCGTCACCGTCACCGCGTTAGTCGTCGCGGTGCCTGTACCAACACGATCCCCGAATGCGCTGGAAGGCGTTGCAGAGGCATAGAAGCCTCCCGGCGCTGTCTGGCTCGCAAGTGTGGCAATGCCCGCAACCGCTCCCGATGCCGTCGCCTGCGCTTGCGCTGCCGCAGCCTGGGCCTGTGTCACCCCACTGTTGACGTTGTCCGTGAACGTCACGCCGCCCGTGAGATACTTGTACCACTCAGGCGTTAATCGCCCGTCCTTGTCCACAAGCGGCACGGCCAGCGATGGCGGTTTAGGAGCCCGCGCCATCACAGATCCTCATTGACGAGGACGCCCAGATAGGCCGCCGGCGCGGGGTCGGACTTGCTGAACTGGAACACCATGCCCGCGAGCTTCGTGCGCCCGCAACGATGCCAGACCGTGCGCTGGTCGTAGACACCCTGCGCGCCTAGCTTTCGGTCACGCCAGTTGCTCCACGTATTGCCGCCATCGGTCGAGATGCGCAGCCGCACGATGGGATTGACGCCCTGACCCGTCGCCGTGCCGACACCCTTGGCGCTCTCGAGCCGCAGCGTCGTGATCGGCAGGCTATCGAAAGCGCCTGAAAGATGCGCGGTGAACTCGCGCACGATCTCCGTCCCCATCGTCGTTGTGTTCGCCATGCTCTCGGACGTGTAGTCCCGGCTCAACTCGTCAAACTGCCCCGTGCCATCGCAGACGAACACACGGCCCGCCGCCGTGATGATGTCCGTATAGCGCCATGTGCTCGTGAGGTTCGTCCCGCGCGTATGCCATTCCTGCGTCAGCACGTCGAACACCATGCAGGCGGTCGGCGTCCGGTAGCTGACAAAGATATGCCCCCGGTCCTGGTAGGTCTTGCCGATGATGTTCGCAGCGCCCGCCGATCTCAGCGCAGCGGACACCCACGGCTCCGACACGATGGGCGAGCCGCCTTGGCCCAGCCTGCGGACGTTAAACGCCTCGTCCACGAAGAAAAGCGAGTTGTCAGCCTTGACGATGCCATCACGGCACGCGCAGCCAACTTGCTGCGTCATGCCCGCCTGCATGGCGAACGGGTCGGCGCTGTCACCCGTCTGCGACCACACTTCAATCGTCTGCGAGCCCAGCAGGTAGTAGAACTCGCCAAGCACGCGGCCCGCGACGATATCGTCAGGCGAGCTCTCGGCGGTGTAGTAGTTCAGCGCTGTCGTTGATTTCAGGTCGAGAACCGACGTAAACCCGAAACGGTTCTTCCATGTCATCAGCCCGCGCTGGCCCAGCGTGTCCACACTGGTGAAGACCGAAGCGCCTGCATCAGACAGCAGGGTCGTAAAGCCCGTGTTCACCGCGCTGTCAGTGTAAGCAACCGTCGTGTTTGCCGCTGCAAGCGATGTCGTGCCGAACGTAAAAGCGCCATCCGACTTGGACGCCGTCACATAGCCGATGCGAACGCGCGTGGTGACAACCGTAGGTAAAGCAGCCGCCGCAGCCGATGCGCTGGCATAGCCCGTGGCATTGGCCGGCGCTTCGATTGCCGTGATGGTCCCGGCAGTGTCGATGTCCAGTGCAACCGCGCCGAACAGGCCCAGCGGCACAACGTCATTGCCCGGCGCCGTACCCGCAGCAACCGCCGTCTTGTTATAGACCGTTCCGGCTATCGAATAGCTGAAAGCGCCGGTTGCGACGTTTGCAGGCGTGGAGCCTATCGCGAGGTTTGGGTCAACCGTGACGCCGTCAGATGCGCGCCTGATATACGTCCCGTCAGACACATAGGGCTGGCCGTTGAAAAGCCCGAAGCCCTCGGTTTCCGTGAATGCGAAGTCGCCACGGTCTGTCCCGCTGATGGTCCCGGTGAGGCTGCTTGTCGTGTTGGAGCTAGGCACAAACGTCGATAGCGTCGTCCCTTGCGCGATCAGCACATTGCCCGAGGCGTGGCCGTCTGCCTGCCACATCCCACGGCACGCGCCGGCGAAGTCAGCACGCTGGAGACTGCCAGGCGCTTCGATAAGCACATTCTCACGCTGCGGGTCGTTCGGATGCGGCTCGCGGTAGACGTTGTGGCATTTCTTCTCGGCAAGCCCCGTGACAACAGCGGAGGCCGCAGACGTCGCCATCGGCACGCGCATCAGAAATATTCCTGCCGCGTCGGCTTGTTGAACCGCTCGCCGCTCTGGACCAGCCGCCGCAAATTGCGTTCCGCTGTCGGCTCGTAGGTCTGACGGAACGATGCAGCCTGCCCGCCGTCCATGTAGTCGTCAGCCGCGTGGCAGGCGACATACATAGCCAGATCCTCGAGCATCGACTGCGGGCAAGCACTGTCGGACCAATAGGCAATGCCAAGGTCGCGCAGCTTCTCGTTTACAGAGGCAATCAGCCCCTCGATCAGCGCGGTGTCCTCGGCTTCCGCCGTCTCGCCTGCCTGCAATACCTTCAGCTTCTGAAGCACGCGGTTGCGCAGTTCCGCCAGCGTCGCGTCAGCCATCGATCACCGCCAAGGGCTCTGTCGTAGCGCCCTGAAGCGCCGCGCGCAGCCGTTCGATGCCCCAGCGCTTGTCGTAGTTCGCGCCGAGGTCGTCCAGTTGCTGCTTGATGATGGCGCGCTCGTCCTGTTCCGGGTTGCCTTTCGGCGCGGGGGCATCCTGCGGAACTTCCGTGAAATACGGATGGCTCCGCAGTTTGTTGACCTGCCACGGGAGCAAGTGTCCCGTTTTGATCATCTGCCCGACCGGGAACGTGACGCCAAAAAGGGCGGTGAACTCGTCACCGCCCTCGTCGTCACCCTTCCAGATGAACGCTGACATTAAGACGTCGTCGCGTCTTCTTGGATGCCGAAAAGCGCCACGAGGATTGTGCCGGCCGCGCCCGTGGTGGCGTTCGCGGCGGCAACTCCCGTGATCAGCGTCTTGTCAGTGTATTTGTACCCAAACCCGGTCGTTGCAATCGCTGACGACAGGGTGCCAGTTCCGCCGACAGTCGAGGCCGCAAAGATACGGTCGGCATCGCCGCTGTCACCCACGTTAAGGGTGAGCGTCGGACCGCCGGTATCCATGTCGGTTGCTTCAATGGTTGCGTGCAGAAGCCGGAAGCCTTTCGGCACGTAACCAAAGTTGATGGTGTCCGAAGTCGTCGGCGCCGCAGCGCAAGCCACCTCGAAATAGAACGCCTTCATGTTGTTGGCGAGCCCGTGGGTTACGACGGGCGTCGTCAGGTAGTTTGTGGCTGAGTACGTAGCCATGTGATGATTTCCTTATTCAGCTACAATTACGAGTCACTCGCTGCACAAAAGAACGCCGACACCATGCCCTGCTGGACGCCGTTGAAGCAGAGCTTCTTCACGCCAAGCAGTTCCTCGATGGCGACGCCAGGACGGAACGAATAGTCTTTCGTCAAGTCCGTGCGCGGGGTCGGCTCTTGGCCCCATGCGATGCCGACAGCCTGCGCGCCGCACAGGAACACCGGACGGACGTCAGCCGAAGAAGCGCCGATGGCGTTCATCGAGTAGGTGCCGTTCGCGGCGACGTCGTCGATTTCAGGCACTTCGCGATGGATGATCCCGTCATAGAGCAAATCACCGTCTTGGAAGATCGGGTTGTCGTCCATGCCGTTGCCTTCACGCGAGCGAGCCTCACGGTTCGCTTGCGTCATCGTTGTGTCGGCCTTCAGATCGCGGAATGTCCGTGACCCGTGAAACGCGACGAAATATTCGCGACCGTCGCCCGTCTTGTAAGGACGGATATGCGGGTCAGCGTTTTTCGCAACGCGCTTCGCCAGCGACATCGACGCTACGGTGCACTTGTCATCCGTTGTGTCGAGGTTGCCGACAGCGGTCGCCC